CGTAACCCCGAGTTCTATTCGGACTCGATGACCGAGGGTCAGCTCAAGAAGTACTACTATCAAATGATGTTGTATGGTTTGGGTCTTGAAAACGCTGGCTATGAGGTGAATCACACCTCACTGGTTTTGTTCCCACGAGACTGTACTGTAGAATCTGTCATGGTTGCAAGTCATGAGCTGTGCTTTAAGTACAATCGTGACGCAGCTCTTGCAGTCCTTGAACGTGCTAATCAAATCTTCAAGTGGGCCAACGAAAACCGGGACAACCTTGGAGAACTCGGCAGCCACCCCGGCTGCTACTACTGCACTTTTAAACGCTAAGAAAGGAGAAACATGGGAAAGTTTGATTCATTCCTGAAGGGAATTGACATCGAAGTGTCCGACCCTCGCATCACTGCCCCTAAGATCAAGATGCTGATCTATGGCATGTCGGGAACTGGAAAGACCTCGCTCGCTGTCTCTGCCTCTAAGGTTGAGGAGCTGGGACCGGTCCTCTACATTGACTTGGAGCGTGGTACAGCGCCTGCGGCGAAGTACGGCGACCTGGATAACATGCTCGTCGTCCAACCTGCATCCTACCAAGAGTTCGCAGAACTCTTGGTTAAGATTAGCAACAGTGATGACATGCCATTTAAGACTATTGTCATCGACACCGTTGACCGCTTGCAGGAACTAATCAAGTTCCACTTCAAGGCGACTAATCCAAGGGATTCGTTCGCAATGTGGGACGCCACATATGAGAAGATCATTGATCTGGTTAACAAGATCAGCTTCGACATGGGCCTGAACATCATCTGCATTACGCATGAGGCACGTGAAGTAAACGATGTGTCCCGGCTGTCGCTGATTGGCCCATCGTTTGAGGGCAGGCAATCACTCAAAAAGCTGCCAGGTATCTTTGACATCATCGGGCGTATGACGTGGCATGATATTGGGGACGACGACAATGAGGAGCTAATCACAGTCATGACTGTCCGATCTTCGTCCGAAGTACTGGCTAAGACAAGGTTTGACCCAATGCCCTCAAACTCCGGCAACACGACAATGGAGAAGATCATGGGATGGGTTCATGAGCATTGCGGCATCAAGGAGAATGATGACTGAGTACCTGTCGATCAAGGATGTCTCTGAGATGACCGGGGTTAACCGGACTACTATCCTGTACCGTCTCCGAGCAGACAACAAGACCTTCCCCGCGCCCGACGCTGTTATTCGACACGGGCGGATCAACACCTATGGTTGGCTGCCTAAGTCAATCGACCACTACAACGAACTCAACAAGAAGGAGAACTGATTACAATGGCAATCAATTTCGATGAGCTTATGACCCTTGACGTTGCGGAGTCGATGTCCTTTGAGCCTCTGCCCAAGGGACAGTACAAGGTGGCTGTCGATGCCTGCGAGCTGGGAGAGTCCAAGGCTGGCAAGCCCATGTACACCGTGGACTTTGTTGTTACCGAGGGCGACCAGGCGGCACGCCAGATTCGCTACTGGCTGGGGCTTCAGACAAAGAAGGGGCTCCACTGGGGCCTGCCGAAGTTCTGCGAAGCATCCGGCAACGCCTGGCCTGAAGAGCCAACCGCTCGCACTGGTGAGTACTACTACCAGGTCGAACGAGACATCGTTGGTAAGACTGCGACGATCACTGTCGATGTCGAAGACAGTGAATACAATGGGCAGGTCGCCAAGCGTAACAACATCAAGAAGGTTGAGTGGGACGAGGCCAAGAAGAAGTCTAAGAAGAAGGCTTCTCGGATCGAACTCTGATCCCTTCGGGCGGGCCGTATCTTGACAGTGAGGTACGGCCCGCCGTACTATATACAAGCAGAAAGGAGAGCAATGGACCTCACACAGTTCTTTCAGGCAGTCCTCCCATCATTTTGAAGGGGCCTATGGGTGGCCTGACCAACTTCCGCTGGTTCGAATTGCCCGCACAGCTTGACAAGATGGTGGCGTACGCGCAGTCTCATGCGGACTTGGATGTCTACTACAGCCCCTTTCTTTACACCAAGCCACCGGCCCTGTCGAACACTAGGCACGCGGCCAAGGATAATGTCATCCATGCCTCGTGCGTGTGGGCAGACGGCGACGACTGCCCGCTCGACAAGCTGAAGATTCAACCCTCTATCACTGTCCAGACCAGTGAGAAGCACTGGCAGGGATACTGGCTTCTCACCGACGCAGACGACCTGTCGAATGACATGCTTGAAGCCCTCTCACGAGGACTCTACGAGGTACACGCCAACGACGGCATGGACCGGGGCTGGCCCCTGTCCAAGAAGCTCCGTGTCCCGTTCACCCATAACCTTAAGAAGGCGAAGCCCTGGGAAATCACGCTCACCGCCAACGACGAGGCTATCACCGCCGCTGAGTTCGCCGCCGAATACCCTCCAATCGAGCGCATGGGCATTGAGGAAGAAGACTTCCCGACCGACATCCCATCCATGTTTGAGGTGTTGGGTATGGTGAATCGTAGCTACATCACGGACCTGGCTACGGATGATTCTTTTGCCACAGAGGAAGACCGCAGCGCGAGGATGTACCATCTTCAGTGTGCCCTCTGGGAAGAAGGCTGCTCCATTGTCGAAGCCTTTGCCGTCGTGCGCGGAACCGAGTTCAATAAGTTCGAACAGGATGGTCGAGGCGATGGTTACTTGTGGAAGCAGGTCAACCGTGACTATGCACGCTGGAAGGCCGAACACACCGGATCAACCGAGAATGATCTCGAAGCATCGACTCGTATCGGGTCCTCGTATCTTCTGAGCGAAGCACGCGAACTCGTGCTCCAGGATGTGGACTTCCTGCACGAGGGCGAAAAAGAACCTATGGGCCTGTTTGTCGATCAGTTCGCAGCATGGGCATCAACCAAGTCTGCAATGGCCCCTAAGCAGTTCCACTACGCCGGTGCCCTCGCTATCCTGTCGTCCATGTTCGCTAAGTATGGCTTTCTGCCTATCAATGTCCAAAAAATGCCACTCAACCTGTACTTCCTTGTGCTGGGACGTACGACTCAATCCCGTAAGTCAACGTCATTGCGCCTCGCAGAGGGCATGATGCGTGACGTGGCTATAGGCATTGGCAAGGGGCCTGACGCTTTCATTGCCCCTGAAGATTCGACAGGTGAGGCTCTGTCCGCGTATCTGCGCACCAAGCCAAAAGAGTCTGGCCTCTTCGCTATTGACGAGGTGCAGGACTTCTTCGCACACGCAGCCCAGAAGGGCAGCTACATGGCATCAATGATGCCATTCCTTACTAAGAGCTATGACGGGTATATCCCCGCTGTCGCACGTAAGGACAAGGGCGGCAAGGTTGCCTACCAGACTGCCACCCCGTACTATATGACCTTCTACGGGACAGGAATCTTGGACCAGGCCGCGAAGCACCTAACGACCGAGAAGGTGGAGTCCGGCTTCACACCCCGCTGCCTTGTCGTTATTGACGACCGGGACAAGTACATCACGTCCTCACAGGATGTGAAGCTCGTGACCGTAAGCGCATCGACAGGCAGGATCGAAGACAAGCAGCGTGACTTCATGCTGTCGAACCTTATCAAGTCGGTCGCTAAGTTCGATGCGCAATTCAGTGCGCGTCAAGCGTCGCGCCTTCCTAACGAGGAAGTCCGCATCCCCATCGAGTTTGAGCCGGGTGTGTTCGAGCGGTGGATCGACTTCTCGGAAGAAGCCAAGGTTCTTGCCGAGCGACACATGCTGAATAGCCGTGAGCTGTTCCCTGGCACTGAGCGTATGACGTTCTCGGTGTTGCGTATCGCTGCTCTGCTTGCCATGTACAACGGGCCGACGACAAAGGGCACTGTCGTTGTCACAATGCGGGAAATGCTGAAGGCTATTTCTCTTGCGTCCATCTGGCTGTCGAGCAATGAAGTGTTCATCCACCATGTGAAGAACAGCAACTTCAGTAACAAGGTTGATAAGCTCATCAACTTTGTTGCGCGCGCTGACAACGGCCTTGTTCCGATTCCTAAGCTCATGCTGAAGTTCCAGAGTGATATCAGTGGTATGCGTGAGCTGAAGGAGATCATCACATACGCCCAAGCGCGTGGAACAATCCGCGAAGTCATCAAGGGCAAGACAAACAATGAACGATTCATTGAATACGTAGGAGGGCAGGTATGAAGATTCTAACTGCTGACTGCGACAAGCTGCCTATTCTTGCGCAGATTCTACTGAAGCGCGCTCGTGTGGTGTCCGGCCTCCCAGAAGGCACTCACGTCGAAATCACCGACGACGTGAATGACAAGGACATTAAGGTCACTCTCGGTACTGTGAAAGGTTACAAGGGTGATGCGTACAAGACGCTTTCACCTAAGCAGATTGTCAGCAACCCACAGTCTGTTCTGTTCCTCGCTCAGGCGTTGCAGTACGGCTACCTTGGTCCTGTTGATCCTGGCTTGGAGCTTGGCAAGGATTGGGTTATCTGGGAAGGCCAAGACATCACCTTCAAGCCAGGCATGGTGATTGCTCTTGACATCGAGTCCGCTGGCGACATCGACAACGACACCTTCGCGGCTGGCCGCATCCTGTCGATTGCCTTGTGGAACGGCAAGTTTGGTGTGGTTATCCCCGAGGAGCTTGCCGAGACAGACAAGGCAGCAGATATCATTGAGCGCCTGTGCCGGGACTGCATTGTCGTCTGCCACAACGGAACATTCGATATGCCCTACTTGTCGAAACGCCTGGGTATCAACGTGTATCACCACGAGGACACTCTGCTCATGCATTTCGTGCTCGACAACCTAGCAGGTGAGCATGGCCTGAAGCCTCTCGCCCGTCGCTGGTTGCGCGCCGCTGACTGGGATTCCGAGGCAAAGAAGTACTTGAAGCACAAGGCACACTTCGAGAACATTCCACGCGAAAAGCTGTATAAGTACAACATTTACGATTCATACTGGACCTATAGGTTGTACGAGTACTTCAAGCCAATGGTGGAAAAGGCACAACAAGTCCTTAACTTCTACAAACACCGTATGCGTGTGACTCGTGTACTACATGACGTTCAAATGAATGGCGTTGAGGTATCACTCGATGCTCTCGATGAGTTGGAAGAAAAGTACAAACAGCAGTGCGACGAGTATCTGGCAGTATTGCGCAGTATTGCGGGTGAAGACTTCAATCCTCAATCTCCTAAGCAAATTGAAGTCTTCTTTAAGTTAAGGGGTGTGTCATCCCCTTCGTATGATGCGAAACATCTGAAGAAACTGAAGCGCGAAGGCAAGGAACCAGAGTTCATCGACGCCCTCCTCGCTTACCGTTATGCGGCTAAAGTGTTGGGGTCGTACATCGTGAATGTGCGTCAAAAGCGTGGTGAAGACAGGCGTGTCCACCCACACTACTTGCCCCATGGGGCAAAGACCGGGCGTTTGTCGGCTAAGGGCCCCGGTAGTCAGACGCTGGGTTTCGAAAGACGTAAAGAGCGTAACCTGGTCTCTGCGCCTGGTTGCAAGATCATCTCGTGTGACTACTCTCAGGCTGAGCTACGTACTGTCGCTGAGCTTGCGGACGACGAGGCTATGATTGCTGCCTTCCAGCCGGGTGCGCCGGACTTTTTTGACGATCTGATGACAAAGATCTGGCCAGAAGAGTTCCCTAACATTGAAGCATACGAGCAGTTTAAACATGAACATCAAAAGACCGCTAAGAACCGACGCGCACTGGTAAAGAGTGTGGTGTACGGTTGCGTTCCGCTGAACTACCCTATCCTGACTGCTGAAGGATGGAAGTCTGTAGACGATCTTGTTGAAGGTGAACTTGTCTACGCAGCAGACATGGCAACGGGTCAGCTCGTGAAGACACCACTTCGCAAAATCAACCGTTATAGTAATGCACCCGGGAACACATACTCGACTCGTGGGTTCAGGCTAGTCGAAAGAAGAGAAAGTGGGATGAAATCAATCTCGTAGAAGCCCAGGACATCAAGCACGACGATAAGATCATGCTTGCATACCCCTATCTGTCGAACCACGACGACGGCTACACAGATGAAGAAGTGCAACTTATTTCATGGGTTGTTTCGGACGGCTACTTGCACCGCTCTAAAACCAATCATGAGATTAGGGGCATCCTGATGCACATCATGCAGGCAAAGCCTCAGTACGTCGAAGAGATCAAGAAGCTGATGACGAACTTCAGTCATTCAGTTGATACTCGACCAGGTGTTAACTACGAAACAGCTTACACTTGGCGCATACATGCTGAAGATGCTCGTCGTGTGTGGGATAAGTCTGGGATTGGTGACGAGAAAGAAAATCTCTGCCAGTGGGTTCTGTCGCTTAACGCAAGGCATCTCGAAATGTTCGTGGATATTTTCAACAAGGCTGAGGGCCACTTTAGCAATGGAACTTGGGTTGTTACACAGAAGCACGGGTACACTGCTGACGCATACCGTCTCGCGGCATCCCTGTGTGGGAAGTATGTGACATCATCTGAGTACAAGGAAGGTGGTATAAGCAAGTACCATCTTCGTAAGAAGTCATTTGTGACAGCTCAAAAGCTAGTTGCTAAAGATGCTGGTTCCTGTGACGTATGGTGCCCCACCACCGACTACGGGACGTGGGTGACACAGGACGAGAATGGTTCGATCATCGTTACGGGCAACTCGAACTACGGTCGTGGTGTTCCTGCTATTGCGACAGCCCTTGAAATGCCCATCGACAACGCACAACATGTCTATGACCAATACATGGGCGCATACTCGGGGCTTAGAGACTGGCAGCAGAAAGTTCGACACAGCGTGGGCAGGAAACAAGAGGATCACATGCGACAAACCAAGTTCGGCCTTACGTTCAATCCGCTGTTTGTGTCGGACAACAACTATAGTTCGACACAGAATGAAGCACTCGCTTTTGTTCCACAATCGACAGCCAACGACATCTGCCTCAACGCAGCAATCAAGATCAATGAACAAGTAGGGCAGTACGGAGCTAAGCTGATTGGACTTGTCCATGATGCTACCTATGTCGAGTGTCCAGAAGAAACCATCGAAGAGTGCTCCAAGATGATGGAATACGAGATGGCTAAGGCAGCGACAATTGTGTTCAACCGTGTGCCTTTTGCTGCTGAAGCAGAGGTCGGTAACAACTGGGAAGAGGTGTGATGAACGCATCCAATTATGAAGAAGCAGCTTGCCTTAACGCTCCTGTCGGGCTGTTCTACGATGTGAAGCTCTACGCAGATGTTGCAAGAGTGTTCTGCGAGAACTGTCCTATCAAAGAACAATGCCTTCAAGACTGCCTAGAAGCCGAACAGTATCCGGTGGACGGTAAAAAGTTCCGTTCCGGTGTCTTCGGTGGACTTTCACCTAGCGCCAGGAACGTTTATGCTGGCACAGCATATGATGTACTAAGTGATGATTGGGAGGAAAAATATGCAGATAGTGATAGCAATTGATCCCGGTGTTAACACAGGACTTGTTGTTGCCCGTGTCGAAGAAGAGGTGGAGATTCTTCACTTCGATCAGTTCATCTGCTCGACACACACCGAGACGGTATCGCTCATCAAGCGATACCTTGACCGATATCCTGGTGCCACTGTCGTTGCCGAGCAGTTCGACTTGCGCCCTAGTAACAAGTTCACAGCAGACCTCACCCCTGTGAAGGTCAACGCTGTGCTTGATTGGCTTGTCGATGACATCCACTACCAGACCCCAGCGCAAGCCAAGGGCCTAGTCAAGGATGCGACACTGAAGAACCTCGGCTGGTGGCTCACCGGCAAGGACGTGAACTACAAGGACGCCAACGACGTGAGAGATGCATTCCGGCACTTGGTGTACTACCTTGTACACGAGCTACACCACAAATGGACACTCGACAACGGGTGGCCAAGGTAATAGAAAACCCCCTGGCTAGTTCTCTTTTCCTAGCCAGGGGGTTTTCTCACCCAATCGCCCACAGCAACCACACAGAATGTGTTGATAACTGTCGCTGCTTAGTATAGCACACTCAGCCGATCTTCGAGGCCCCAATGCAGAGGCCACCCCAGCCGATATTATTGACTGGGCTACATTGAATCTTGATAGCAACGTTAACCCTACCAGGGCTAGAGGCGTAGTAAGGCATCGTCGCCAACCGGAACGACGTGACACCCTCAGCATGATTGTACGTGTTGGTAGTGCCAACATTGCTGTACGAACTATTAGCAATCGACTGGAACACGTCGATGTTTGTGTCCTTAGAAGAGTCATTATTATCCAACGTAATGCAGTTGGAGAACAACCACAGCCCCTTCGAAGGCAAATCAATCATCTGGCTAATCACAGCGTTCGCGCCGTGCTGAGTATAGCGACGCCACTGAGAGAACGATTCGTTGTTGTTCACATAACGAACCTCTGGTGCGCCGCCCCAGACCTTCTCAGATCGGTTGTTGGTGTACAGGTACATCTCATTCGTATCTGCACGATAGATCAAGATGTCTACATTACTTATAGCAGCGTTCTTAATAGCCGACAGCTTGGTCGTCTCATCAGCAGCGTTCTTAGCAATAAGAACGCGATTCTGCTGAAGCTGCTTGATGACTTCAGATACAGAGTTAAAGCCCAAGTTCATAAACGCGGGCCAACTTTGAATAACATCATTCGGACTGTAAACCCAGATCCCTTGTGGATTGGTAGCCATGGTCAGTACCTCACTCCTGTAATCTCCATGCGCAGATAGGAATAGTCATCCCAATTGTAAATCAACTGTGGTTTAGAAGCCGAGCCTTCCACACCTAGATATATGTAACCATTGTAGTATTTGTCGAATGGGATGACAGTGGTGTAGTTAATAATAGCGTCAAGAATAAACTTTCCTTCTTGACCAAATGGCCTATACGAAGTATAGCAATGGTTGCGCATGGTGTGGGCCATAGACCCATCCATTACACCGACATAGACGGCTGGACCACGGCTGTTGTCTCGGAAGAGTTCAGCGCCAACAACTAGTTCAAGCGTCCCAGTCAAGGTAAGTTGCATGAACGAACCGGAATCGCCCCAAGGTAGAGACTGATACCACAGGTCTTCATACGTGCCGACACCACGGCTACG